CTACTCTTTCCGATACCGATTAAAGGCAAAGGGTACTCACCCCGTAGGACTTGCGGTAGAGCCTGTATGCGAGTGCTACAGAGCAACAGGCGCGAGGAGTATCACGAAAGGGGAACGTACCAGTACGACTACTCCGCTATGGGGCGGAAGGGTGGAGCTATTAGCCGGGGCAAGCGCGGGTACAAAGAGCCGCGAGCCGTTACCCGGTATCGGATGGCTTGCCGTGCCGCTTCGATAGCCCGCAGGGACGTACTCTAATGGCCGAGAGTGGGTTAAAGGCACGTTGGGCCATAGGTCTGTATGGGCCGAGGATTTGCGCTAAGGTGCCCGCGACGCAGTACGCAGTATGCAAGGAGCTAGGCGGGGCATGGGATACCGCTAACCGTTGGTGGTACTGGCCTAGAAACCCGCGCACTGCTAAGACACTAGAGAGGGGTATCCCCTTTTGGGTAGAGCGTACCGCAGGCTTTAAGGAGCTACTACAGACGGCACTAGAGCAAGAGGCGGATTTAATACAGGCTAAGCTAGGGCCGGTACAGCCGGTACCAGTACCCGCAACCGGGGTACCGCACTGGAAACACCAAGAGCGGGCGTTTTGGTTCGCGGTAGAACAACCGGCAGTTATGCTAGCTATGGGCATGGGTACTGGAAAGACTAGAGTTATCGTAGACCTATGCCAGTACCGGCAGCACCGTCTAATACTGATAGTATGCAAATTGAAGATACTCAGCGATGGCGTATGGGGTAGGAACTTCGAGCAGTTTTACAAGGGAGGGCCGGTACACGTAGTAGAGCTAACTAAAGGCACTGTGGCTAAGAGGCAGCAACAGGCGCAGGAAGCGTACCAGATGTACCGTAGTACGCACACTGTAGTTATTGTAGTAAATTATGATGCTATCGTATTTAAGCCGCTCGCATCATGGCTACTGGTACAGGAATGGGATTTGGTAGTAGCCGATGAGAGCCACCATATCAAGGCACCCGGAGGGAAGCGTAGCCGCCTACTACACACGATAGGTAAGCGGAGTAAGTACCGCGCAGCCCTAACAGGTACGCCACTGGCGAATAGCCCGCTAGATGCCTACGCGCAGTACCGATTCCTTGATACTTCGGTATTCGGTAGCTCCTATGTACTCTTTAAGAATCGCTACGCGGTACTAGGAGGATGGGAGAACCGAGAGGTACGCGGCTATAAGAACCTAGAAGATTTTGTAGAGCGGTTTCAGTCTATCGCTTTCGAGGTAGGCAAAGAGGTACTAGACCTACCGCCTCAGCACCATATACAAAGGTACGCGGAGTTAGGGCCAGTAGCTAGAAAACACTATAACGAGCTAGACGAAGATTTTATTACATGGTTGCACGGACAGGACGAGGAACCCGTTACGGCAGCTAACGCACTGGTAAAATTGCTACGTCTGCAACAGCTTACAGGAGGGTGGCTAGACGGGGTTAACATAGATACGAGTAAGGCGGAACTGCTACAGGAGATACTAGAGGAAATAGATAACCATGAACCCGTAGTAGTGTTCGCCAGATACTTAGCAGATATTAAGACCATACACGAGCGCGGAGAGTTAGCCGGAAGAACAGTTTACGAGCTATCCGGCAGCATAGACGAGCTAGAGTTATGGAAATCGAGTACAGGCGGAGAGGTACTAGCGGTACAGGTACAGGCAGGCTCAGAGGGTATCGAACTTTTTAGAGCTATGTACTGTATTTACTACTCGCTAGGATTCAGCTTAGGCCAGTACGACCAAAGCCTAAGCCGCATCCATAGACCGGGGCAGACCCGGACGACTATCTACACTCATTTAATTATGAAAGACACGAAAGACGAGCAAGTATATAAGGCTCTATCTGAAAAGAGGGCCGTAGTAGAGGCCATTATGAAAGGGGAAGTATGACGAATACAGAGTACAGGCACGTACAACCAGATAACCCTAACTGCCCGGTAAGAGGGGGAGGGCCGCACAGCTTTAGACCTAGAGCAACGGTACGAGAGCCGATAGAGGGAGGGAAGCGGCAAATTGAATCGGTAGTGCAATACTACTGTACGTACTGTTTAAGCGTAGTAGCTATGGAGCTACCAGAATCAGCAGAGGAGCAAGCACGAATACCGCTAAATACAGACCTAGCAGGCGTGCAGCAGATGGTAGACTCGGTACGGAGCTTCCTAGAGGCATCGGACGAGATAGCAGCTATGCCGCGAGACGTGGAGCTACGCGCGGTAACACAAGCTAAAGAGCGACAAGCTACCGCAAAACTACGGATGGCTAGCCTAATCGGATACCCTAGTAAATAATGACAGGAGATGAACAAATGAGTATGGTACTTACACTACTTGAGGAGTACCGCCTAGCGGTAGAACAGAATCCGCTACGGGTATGGAGACGCATTAACATTATCAGCGCGGCAGAGTGCGCGAACATTCTACGCACTACGCCTAGTACGCTTATGAAGTGGGAAGGAGGTACACTACCGAACAATGAAGCTATGAGGCGTATAGCCGCTCTAACGCAGAATCCTAATATTGCGGCAGAGTGGGAGGAGTGGGAAAGGAATCTACCCTAGTGAGTTATCAAGAAGAAATAGTACGATTCGTAGACCTAGTAGAAACGAAGAAACTACTAGAGGCGCAAGTTAAGGACATAGACAAGGAGCTAAAGCCACTGGAAGAAAGCCTGTTAGAGCATTTTATAGAGATGGGGCAACAGTCTACTAAGGTGAACGGTAGGACGGTCTACCTACACCGCCAATGGTGGACGGGGCCGATAAAGGACGCTAACGGGGATTCAGATTACGATACGTCTACTCGCGCCTTGATTGCGGCGGGTTTGGGGCGCATGGTGCAGACCCGTTTCAACTCGCAGACCGTATCCGCATGGGTACGAGAATTGCCAACAGACGAGCTAGGCGTCCCAATACTGCCACCGGAGGTAGAAGGAAAACTACTAGTACAGAAGACGGTCGCACTGCGAACACGCAGTAGCTAACAAAAGGGGTATACACACAATGGCAACTAAGGATAAAGAACTAACGACACCCGAGAGCGAAGGGTACCTAGTTACGCTAGGCGACACAGACGCAGTTAGGGAACTAATAGATGATAACCTAGGCGGAGACTCTATTGATAGATTCTCCCTTACACGTATCAAGATTCCTACAGGCGGTAACATCGCATGGACGGTACCCCGGTTAACCGGGCCAGAACCGGAGAAAGAGATAGCAGGAGTTATCCCCTACTGGCGTACTACTCGCGCCTACTGGAAAACGCCATACGGAGAAGGGGAGACAGGCGACGCACCGCCTGATTGTAGCTCGCAGGATGGGCATATAGGAGAGGGAGACCCCGGAGGAGAATGTAACGTATGCCCGCTAAACCAGTGGGATAGCGACCCCAAAGAGACGGGCGGCAAGGCATGTAAGGAGATACGTAGTATTTTCCTACTGGAAGAAACCGCGCTACTGCCGTTCTATCTTCCTATCCCTCCTACGAGCATTCCACTAGTCAAAGCCTATTTTATGAACCTAGCGAGCAACGGTATCAACTACTGGCGCATCGTTACTGCGTTCACACTAGAGGCGACGAAGAACAAAACAGGGATTGTATACTCGCGAGCGGTACCGCGATTTGTGCGGCACCTATCAGACGAGGAAGTAGCCGTAGTAATGAGCTACCGAAACCAGATTAGGCCAGCACTGGAAGCGCAGATACAGGTAGTGCGCTCAGAAGTAGATAGCCCGGAACTGTCCTAGTTACTAATACGAAAGTAGGCCGCTACCTTTTGGGTACGGCCTACTTTCGTTACCCGCCGCTCAGCCCCTGATTAGAAGGAAGAACGACCGATGCCAATTTACCCGTTTGATACCGAACACGCAACAGGCTACGTACAGGCGTTGTGGCCGGGTGGCCTACCCGAGCATACGCAGGCGGTACTATTCGCGCTACCAGAGCGTAGCGTATGGAGCTACCACGATTCCGAAGTAATCCTACGCGCACTACCGAATATCTACGGTAGCGCAGATATGTATATACATATGGGAGTAGTGAGTGATAGCAAGAAGTACGCGAGAAACACGCGGCCTACTATCTCGGATATTCTCTACATTCCGGCAGTATGGGTAGACCTAGACCCCAAAGGCATAAGCAAAGAGGAGCTACGAGGGTGGCTAGATGGGCTAGCGTTTACCCCGTCTATGCTAGTCGATACAGGTAACGGCTATCACGCCTACTGGTTACTTGATAAGCCACTATACGCAGCGGCAGCGGGGCCACTGGTACACGGTTTCCAGAACTGGATACAGGGTCAAGCACACTGGCACATAGATAGCACGTTTGACCTTGCTAGAGTAATGCGTATCCCCG